ACTCTGGAGAATGTAACTGGCGCGACCAATGCTCAAATCGCAGCTGTAGAATCTCAGATCACCAAGACATCGTTGCTGACTGGTCTGACTGATGATGAATTGCGTCCAAGCTTTGAGCGATTCGTGCGTGCTACAAAGGACGCAGATCAAGCTCTCAAATTGCAAGCCGTCGCCATCGATGTCGCCGCTGGATCCGGTAAGTCACTCGAAGCTGTAACAAATGCCATGAGCAAGGCGGCCGAAGGCAATGCAGGATCGCTGGCCAAGCTAGGCGTCGGACTTACTGCCGCGCAGCTCAAGACGATGTCAATGGAAGAAATCACGGCTCAACTTGCTGCCACATTTGGCGGTCAAGCATCAGAGCAGGCTGACACATTTCAAGGCAAGATGCAGCGGCTCCAAGTCGCATTTGATGAAGGCAAAGAGACTGTCGGATCTTTCGTGCTTGATGCCATCACACCGATGGTCTCAGGCTTTGTCAATACAGTCATCCCAGCTGTGCAGAAATTGGCTGAGGAGCTCGGGCCGAAGCTCACGCCAATCTTCATCACTTTGCGAGATTACATTCAGAATTATGTGATCCCTACATTCACAGCCATTTGGTCTTTCATCACCGAATATGTCATCCCAGCCATCGGCAGTGTGCTCACACCAATCATCGATGGGCTGCGATCCGCATTTGAGAAAGTTGCAGCCAAGATTGCTGAGAATGAATCCAAGCTCAAGCCACTCAAAGCTTTGCTCGAAGTCATTGCCAAAGTCATTCGCGACGTCGTCGCTCCGGTAATTGGCACGATCCTCGGCAAGGCATTTGACACACTTGGCACTGCGATCAGCTTTGTGATTGGTCTATTCTCAAATCTTGTCAATGTGGTTAATAGCGCATTCAATGCGATCAAAAACATCGTCAATTTCATCAAGAATAATCCAGTGACACAGGCAGTCGGCGGAGCGATCGACAATATCTTTGGCGGTGGTCGAGCCAATGGCGGCCCAGTATCACGCGGCACATCTTATGTCGTAGGCGAGCGTGGCCCAGAATTATTTGTGCCAAATACATCAGGCAAGATCATCCCAAATGGCGGCTCTGGCGGTCGAGGCAATACAATCAATCTGACAGTCAATGGCGCGATCGATGCCGAAGGTACAGCGCGCACCATCATCGATGTACTCAATAGATCAACCTCACGCGGCACATTGGGCGCAGGACAGTTCAGTTATTCATGAGCATTTTCAACCCTGAATGGCGCGTCACGATAGGTGGCACGATATACACCAATGTGATTCTTTCAGGAGTATCGATCACATCAGGGCGCACCGACATTTATTCGCAGCCCGTTGCCGGATATTGCTCATTGACTGTCATCAATCTTGACAATTCCGTATTCCAATTTCAGGTCAATCAAGGCTTGACGCTACAGCTTAAAGATTCGACAGGCACATATCGCACAATCTTTGGTGGCAATATCACAGATGTGACTCTCGAAGTCGTGTCAGCTGGCGCATCGGGAATGGCCACAGCTGCATCATTGACAGCTCTCGGAGCCTTGTCCAGATTGCCAAAAGCATTGACTGATGGCGTATTGGCAAAGGATCTTGATGGAGATCAGATTGCTGTGATTTTGGAAGATTTGCTTGTCAATAATTGGCTCGAAGTGCCGCCAGCTTATACATGGGCAACATATCCTGCGACAACGACTTGGCTCAATGCAGAAAATACCGGACTTGGCGAGATCGATTCTGGAATATATGAGCTCCAATCTCGCACATCCGAAGTCACCGATGTGTATTCGCTTGCATCGGCTCTGGCCGTCTCAGGCTTTGGCTATCTGTACGAATCATCCGATGGGCTGATCAATTATGCCGGAGCCACGCATCGACAGGATTATTTGGCCAATAACGGCTACACGACAATTTCAGCAAATCAAGGTCTAGCAGCTGGCATTCGTACCGTTACGCAGTCAGGCGATGTCCGGAATGTCATCGCTCTGAAGTGGCGTGCTGGCACTGAGGAAGTCTTGAATCAAGAATCTATCGATCTATTTGGCAAGCTTGGTCAATCCATCACGACAACCCTTGAAAGAAAAACCGATGCTGAGGATCAGGCTCAAAGATACTTGGATCTGAGATCATTCCCAAGAGCAAAATTTGAGTCAATCACATTCCCAATCACATCCCCTGAGCTTTCAGATGATCAGCGCGACGCGCTTTTGGGGATATTCATGGGGATGCCGATCAGCTTGACTGATCTGCCGCTGAATATATCTGGCGGTCAATTTCAAGGCTTTGTTGAAGGATTCACATGGAGCGTCTCGCTCAATTCAATTCTTTTGACAATCAATATGTCTCCAATCGAATTTTCACTTGTTGCGATAAACTGGGAGCAAGTGAATGCAGCAGAACAGTGGAACACACTGAGCAATACACTCACATGGGAAAAGGCAACAGGAGCGGTGGCATAAATGGCAACGACAACAAATTTTGGCTGGGAAACGCCAGACGATACGGATCTGGTCAAGGATGGCGCAGCGGCAATGCGCACACTTGGCAATTCGATTGACACGTCATTCGTCGATCTTAAAGGTGGCACATCCGGTCAAATCTTGGCAAAGGCATCAAATACTGATTTGGATTACACATGGATCACAAATGACATTGGTGACATCACGGCTGTCACAGCTGGCACAGGGCTCACTGGCGGTGGTACATCAGGCGCGGTGAGCTTGGCCATCGATTCAACAGTGACAACATTGACAGGCACACAGACACTCACCAACAAGACACTGACATCGCCAGTCTTGACAACACCTAGCATCAGCAACATCGATGCAAAGGGTGATTTGCTCGCTGGCACAGCTGACAACACAATTGGGCGACTTGCGGTCGGCGCAAATGGCACAGTCTTAACGGCAGACAGTTCAGAAGCTACGGGGATGAAATGGGCTGCTGCTGCTGGCGGTGGCAAAGTTTTGCAGGTGGTTCAAGGAACATTGACCACGACGGCCACCACAAGTTCCACAAGTTACACAGATACCGGACTGACGGCAAGCATTACGCCATCAGCAACAACATCAAAAATCTTGATTATAGTCTCAGCACCGATGTCAAAAAATGATGGTGGTCATGGATTTTTTGCAACCATAACAAATGGAAGCGGAACAAATTTGATTGTCCCAACTTCACCTGGAATCCGCACAGTCGGATTTACTCGTCAAGAAGGTTTTACTGGCGCTCAATATACGGCTCTCCCTTTTAGTTTCACTTACTTAGACAGTCCAGCAAGCGTGTCGTCTCAAACTTACAAATTACAATACAGGGTGACTTCAGGTGGTACGGCCGCAATCAATCGAATGGCGACTGATCTCAATTCGACTGATTATTTTGCTGGCATCAGCACAATCACACTCATGGAAATAGGAGCCTAAAATGCTACACGATGCAATTCAATCACTTCGGCCTGACAAAGGTTTCACAATGTACAACGATGATCCCGATACAATTATTTGGGAAGATCAATCCGTCGTCACACCAACAAAAGCAGAAATTGCTGCAGCGGTGAAATCTCTGGAAGCTAAAAAAATTGCCGATGAAGCTGCAAGAAAAGCAGCAAAGCAGGCCGTGTTGGACAAATTAGGGCTCACAGCTGAAGAATTGGCATCAGCTTTGTCATGACATATCCAGTCGCATCAGCTCCACACGCAATTGAGATTGCCAAAGCTGAAATCGGTTATGTTGAGACACCGGAGAACATCACCAAATATGGCGAATTTACAAAGGCCAATGGATTGCCGTGGTGCGGCTCATTCTGCAATTGGGTACTGGCACAAGCTGGCGTCAAGATTCACTCGGTCGTGTCCACAGCTGTAGGTGCTCACAAGTTTAAGGAGATCGGCCGCTGGCATGAAGTGCCTGCAATCGGCGATCTTGCATTCATGGATTTTCCACATGACGGCGTCGATCGGATCAGTCACATCGGCATCGTCGTCGGCATTCATGGCAAGACAGTGACGACCATCGAAGGCAACACATCCGGTACTGGCGATCAACGCAATGGCGGCATGGTCATGGTTAAACAGCGCACAATCGGCAAAGAGGTTGTCGGTTTCGGTCGTCCGAAATATGTGCCATATAAAGGCGAATTTCCAAAGGTAGAAATGCCATCACCAACAAAGGCCGAAAAGCCGAAGAAGGAGAAAAAATGGAGCAAGTAAAGGCAATCGCAGCAAGCTGGGCGCGGTCATTTATGGCTGCAGCTCTCGCGCTGTACATGGCAGGAGAGACAGATCCAAAGACATTGGCGATGGCTGGCGCAGCCGCTGTCGCTCCGGTAATCCTGCGATGGTTAAATCCAAAGGATCAGGCTTTCGGGTTATTGGGGAAGTGACTCGGAAGGTACTGACGGCAGCTCTAGGGTTATCGCTTTCGCTAGGGCTGTCGTCATGTGCTTATCAAGGATGGACACGATATGAGTGCCAAGAATTTGAGAACTGGCAAAAGCCTGAGTGCAATCCGCCACAATGTAAAGCTACGGGAGTCTGTACTGAGGACATATATGGAGAGGATCCAAATGGGTTCGCGTCATCAACGCCGTCTGACCAATGAGCAGCTCAAAGCTCGACTCATCGTATTTATTGGGGTCTGTCTAGCTCTGACATTTGCATTTTCAGTCGCTGGGATGCTGTACGCGCTGATCTTTGTGACTCAGCCACTAGGCGATCAAGCTCCCAATGATCGAGCATTCATCGAGCTACTTTCAACGCTCACAATTTTCTTGACTGGGGCATTGGGGTCAGTGCTGGCATCAAATGGATTGAAAGACAAGCCAAAATCTATGGATGACACGCCGAAAAACACGCAGGATTCTTGACCTTGTCAGCCGATTGGTTCATGCTCTTACTCGGGAGCAAGCCTTGCCACGGGTCAGGCGAAATGCAGGGCTTGCTCCCCTAACAGAAACGGGAGCAAAATGACAACAGAACAAATCATCGGCTTTGCAGTATTGGCACAGCTGGCAATCTCCACACTTTTGTATTCAATGGGATACAGGGATGGCAAATCAGTCGGATACCATCATGGCCGATCTGTCGGCATGGCAATGGGCAAGACTAAGGCGGTCAAATAATGGCCGGATTCTTGGATGGATATGAAGATGTCGCAGCTCGCATCAAAAGACTGCACAGCACATTCCCGTCAAATCGCGTGGAGACATCAATCATCGATTTCAATGCAGCTGCAGGGTACATCCTTGTGGAATGCCGGATCTTTCGTGAATATGAGGATGAGAAGCCGAGCGCGATTGATTACGCTTTCGGACGCGTTGAATCTTACAATCCCAGCATGAAGCGATGGTTCGTCGAAGATACTGTCACAAGTGCCATCGGACGCTGTGCAGGGTTATTGCTTGGATCTGAAACAAGGCCGACAAAGCAAAACATGGAGCAAGTCGAAACGCTGCCAAAAGCATTCGTGGACAAGATCGAGGATGATCCGTGGTCAAAGCCATTTGCTGAGGATGGATTTGCTACAGCTGCAACAGGCATTGCTGAGATTGTCAATCAGCTTGGTGGTGAGCTCATTGGAGAAGCTCCACAGTGCAAGCATGGCCACATGCTATGGCGTGAAAAGCCCAAAGATAAGCCAGGTAAAGATTGGGGCGGATACTTCTGCAGCGAAAAGCTCAAGGCCAGTCAATGTGCACCAATGTGGCATGTACTTGGCGCGGATGGAAAATGGAAGGCGCAAAGCTGATGGGCGACATGGAGATGATCAAGATTGCCACTGGCGAGCGCACAAGATTCATGAGAGATGGCTCCGTGGTCAAAGATGAAGTCGATCCGCCAAAGATTGAATGGTGCGATCGATGTGAGACATTCAAGCGATTTGATGGCGGTCGATATGACTTTGTCAGCGGATCGGCTGAGCTGTGGTTCTGCGAGCTGTGCAAATGAAAATGAAAGTGTCTTTCGATGACATGATGGAATCGATTGAGATCGCTTTGCTACGCATTCGAGAGATCAACGGCCGTCCAGATCATGCATCAAGGTACGACAAGAATCTGTCATTTCATGAATATGTCTGCCAATTGGCTGAATCGATCTGCGCTGAGATTGTGGTGGCTCGATACTTTGGGAACAAGGATTTCAAGCCGACAGTGAACACATTTAAGACACAAGCTGATGTTGGATCTCGCATCGAGGTCAAGTGGACAAAGTACGAATCCGGTGCACTAATCATTGGTGAGACTGATCGCAATTCTGACATCGCTGTGCTTGTCACGGGCAAATCGCCTGTCTATGAGATCCGTGGATGGATTCCAGTATCAATCGCCAAAGATAAACGCTGGAAGCGTCGAGACAATCCATCATTTTGGGTCGAGCAATACAATCTTCATCCCATCGAGAATTTAAGGAGATCCAGTCATGGAGATGCTGCGCTTTCAATGTAGGGTCGAAAAGAAAATCACCAATCACGGCGTCAAAATGGATGAAGTGAAGCTTGGTGATGGCATGGTGCTTGTGCAATGCTTGGGATGTGGCGTCATGGGCGTCATGGCAAGGAGCGACGCAAGTGCCTGAATATGATTATCGCTGCGAGGTGTGCGGCAATGCAAAGACAATCAAAAGACCAATCACTGATCAGCTCGATCGAGCACCTTATTGCGATGGTTGCACAATCCCAATGGCAAGGATCTACAGTGCCAATCCGGTGCATTTCAAGGGTCGTGGCTGGGGTGGCGATAAATGACAATTGTGAAAATGAGCTATGAATGCAATTGCGGCAAGATCATCTTGGTCGAAGGCACAAAGATCATGGACACAGCATTTGTCTTGACTGATCTCATGTTCGATCATGAGGATGTGACCTGTGGATAACCTGTGGACGACACGCAGGAGACGCGCTCAAGTTATCCACATTCTTGACTCATCCTTGACAGTGCCGCTACCGTCCTGCTCTGCAAGCGAGCGGCTGAAGCCGTGTAGCTCGCTAAGGAGACAGGCGGTTAGGGGAGCTCTTTGCCTATTGCTAGGCTCGATTGTTTTACAGATGCAACCCGTACACGCAGCTACACAAGCGGATCAATATCGTCTCTATGCTCATTCAAGGATTATTGATTGGAAGCAATTCAATTGCTTTGCAAAGATCATTCACAA